CTAGATATTTGGGATATTATCTCGATAGACAAGCTGAAGAGATTCAAAAAGTACAGAAAGATGGATGGTATGGTATTGATTGGAACGTTCTCTGGCAAGCTAGATCTGAAATATTGAATCCAGGATTAGATCTGAGTACTGGAATAAAGAAAGAAAAATTTCATCGATTCTTAGAATCGGGAAGTATAGAAAAATTAGATTGGTTGTTTAAAGATGAAACAAAACAGAAAATTGGTTTAGAGGAATTCTATGATTAAGATATTGGTTATTGGTGGTGAACCATGTACTGGGAAAACTACGCTGGTTAAGAGATTCATCAAAGAATCCGGATTAGTATTCACTAAGAAAAGAGTTAATAAATTACTAGATCTTCTCTATAATGAAGACAAATCTATCTACATTCTCGGTCTTTATGATGATACTATTGGAACATTCCAAGGAACAGATAAACTATCAATGGCAGTTCAACCAGATGTTGTAGATTTCTTAAATAATTTGGAATCTGGAACAGTTATTTTTGAAGGCGATAGATTGTTCAACAACAAAATGATGAATCACCTTTCTGATAATTTCGGAGAAGACTTAATGGTTTTAGTCTTAAAGGCTTCAGATGATATTCTCAATGAGCGACATATCGATCGAAATGATGATCAATCAGATTCTTTTAAACAATCTCGTCGAACCAAAGTTAATAATATCATGACAAATTTAGATCTCATGAATCATCTTGTTGTTAAAAGTAATAATACAAAGGAAGAAATGGGAGAAGTTTTTGGATTAGTTAAGACATTTATCGGAATTTGATTTAATGATGTGTAGAAAAGTTAAAGAAACGATCGATGAAATTTGGTGTAATCACTTCGGTTTCACCGATCGTATTATTTGTAAATCAACATTAGATTCGTTTTTCTAAACAGAAATACCATAATCCCAGGAATTTCTGGTCCTTGGGATTGTACTTGCAACTTCTTTAGTGGTCCCACCTCCAATAACATTATTATTTGTAACAATACTAGAAACTACTGAGTTGGCGGTAGATTGTTTATTTTGTTCTAATAATTCTCTATTCGTCATAGATTTTGCATATGTTGCGAGACCAATGGTCTTGGGTTGTAATATTGGTGTTACAGCAGGAGCTGTAGGTTGTGTAACAGAAGCCGGAGCCGTCATTGATTCTGCTCGTTCTACTCTTGTTCCTTTCGGCTCAATTTGACGTAGCAAAATTTTCTTTTGAATTTGCTCTGCTGCTTTTCTTCTCAATTCACTTGGATAAAGAAGAGGATATTGTTCTTTCAATTCAGGAATCATATCATCAATTTCAGATTGATAATCTCTAGCATTAAATTCTTTTACAGTTCCGGAAGCAAATTCTTCTTTTGTCACTATTTTTGATTTTGTGTTATTGCCTTCAATCTTAGATTCTGGAGTAGTTACTTTTGCGGCCGTAGAAACTGGTTGTGTGTTCGCTTTAGTTGCGCTATTATCACCCTGACCCATCCATCTACGCATTCCTTTTAATGTCAAATCTCCACCAGCGTCGCTTAATTCAGCCATCTTCTGGAAATGGGAATGACCTCTGAGTGTTGTTTGGACATCTGCTTTAGGGTAAATTACACTACTACGATCGCCGCTATTCTTCATTTCTTTTATTAGAGCAGTCTTTCCTGTAGAAGAAGCAAACCCAAATACTTTCAAATTTTCTGCTGTCAAAGGCACACCAGACTTCACAAGAGGTTCGATGTATTCTTTATACATCTGAACTTGTTCTTTTGCTGATAAATCGACAACCGATTTATCAGGATTAATTCCAAGTTTCTTCTTAATACTCGGAGCTGTTCCGACATTAAATTGAAATGCACCCATATCAGCTCCTCCTCTATTTGATTTCGGATTACCACCACTTTCACTATATGATAATCTCATAACAGCTTCGGCTTCGGCTTCATCTGGGAATTGTTTTCTTATTTCTTCAACTAATGTTTTATCTATCATTCTTTCTTCTATTTCTCCTATAGGAAGATTGAAAGAATCGAATATATGTTTACTAGCTTCTTCTGGAGCAGACGAAGTTGACTTATTTGGTGTTGCTGTTGCTGGTGTTGTTGCAGGTTCTTGTGGTTTAGGAGTTCCAGAAAACCAATCAAAATCAAAAATTGGTTTTTCTAATAATCCACCTATATTTTCTTTAGTTGGTTTATATGTATCTGGCAACAATTTTAGTGGAAGCATTAGAGGCATGGCGTCTTCTGCCAAACCGTATGCGGTGGATAGAACATTACTCAAACTAGATTTCGCTCTATCTAGTGGTTTTATTTCTTTTTCAGGAGTTGTTTTAAATGATGGTAATGTTTCCTTAACTCCTGAATCTGTTCCTCCTTCTAATACTTTATATCCACCATATGCTGCAGCCAACCAAGGTAGCTTTGTTGCTATTCTTGGAATCATTCTAGATAACATTCTTCCCGCTCCCGGAAGAATTGGTGGTATTCTGCTTCCTCCTGGTGGTCCACTAGGAGTACCCGGAGATGTTCGTCCTCCTCCTGGAGTAATTGGTGGTACAGGACCTGGTGATGTATTTCCACTAGAATATTGGATTTCTTCAAATAGTGTTTTTAATGATGATAGAGCATCTTTTTCTATTTTGATTAGTGAAACAGAAATTGGTATCGGAAAACTAATCTTAGTTTTAGCTAATGATTTCAATTTATCATCTTGGCTTCTCTGCTTAATCTTTACAACTTCTTTATCTTCTTTTTCTTGTGGTGTTTGTAATTTATCAACTAATAAATCTTGTTTTAGAGCAGTCTTCTTATCATCCGTCTGTTCTACTGGTGTAGGTGTTTTTGGTTGTGGTGTTTGTAATTTATCAACTAATAAATCTTGTTTTAGAGCAGTCTTCTTATCATTCAAAGATTTCAATTTCGATTCCAATGAATCTTTTTCTAATGCAATCTCTTGTTCATTATATTGTTCTCTTTGTTTTTGTATATCATCAAATGTCTTTTCATTTCGCCCCAAATACGAAAAGATTAAACCACTAATCAATCCACCCATATTTCCTGACTGGAATGATGCCGCAGCCGCAGATCTATTATATGTTTCTTTAGATAGATCTTCTTCTATTTTTTCTTTTTGTTTTTGTTTAACCTTTTTCTGTTTTTCATCAGTAATATTAGCGATTCTGGTTTTAATTTTGTCTCTTTCTCTTTCTAAAGAAGTCAATTCTATATCTAAAACAAAATTCGAATTCTGCTTAGACAAGATCATTTTATTGAATTCTCTTTCTTCTTTCAACAATTCTGTTAAACGAGATAGATTATCAGATAATAACTTAATATCTTTGGTGATTTTAGATACAGTATTGTTTTTCGTTTTTTTATTTGCCATTATTCTTTCTTCTCTCGTTCTCTTCTTCGATATGTTTATTCAACAAAGATATATAAACTTCTCTTTCCCAAGGATACATATCGTCTAATTCAGAAAGAGAATAGTTATAGAACTGCGCCATAGTAAAATTACTCATATAGTAATTCATCAAATTATCATTATTAATAGCTATACGAAAAAATCAGATAAACCAGATAATATTATTGTTTCATTATAATTGCATTTTTTGCAAGTAAAATCAACATTTTTTGATAATTTAGGACTGTTGATATAGAAATCTAAGATATTCTTAAATGTAGAGAGATCTAAAGAATTCAGGAATTCTGTTAATTCTTGTTCAGTAAAATCATCATATATTTTTTCTGAATCCATAATAGATTCTAAATCTTCAGAGATAGATTTAAATAGATAATCTAGATCTTTTGTGGAATTATACATCTCTATGAATTTGGCAGAATTAACATTTGGGTATCTCAATTTCATAAAAAGGTTGTTATTGATTTTAATTTCGTTTGAAATTGAATTTTGGAAACTAACTTCTACATCATCTAAACTAACTTCTATGTCATTAATCGCACCACAAACAACTTCATTTATGATATTATTGCATTTGAAAGATAATTTTGTATTTTCGCCAACTGATTTTGCTCTGATCTTAAGAAATAGATATTCTATGTCGAAATATGTTAAAGATTTTGTAGTAAACTCTTTAACTGAACAAGATTCAATAAGATCTGTGATGCATCTTGTGAGTTCTTCTATTGATTCAGAATTTTGCATCATAAGTAAGATTTTCTGTTCTTTAACCGTATATGGTCTGAATATGTATAATTTTTTGTTTGAAGGAATTTTCACTTCATAATTGGGATGTGATAATTTAGGTAACATAAAATTTATCCTTTAAATTTGTTTTTTATCTGCCTAGTTAAAGACTCGGAAGACCATATGGATTTGAAAATTTTGGTTTTTCGAGTGGTGGCCTTGTTGGCGGCGGGATTGGAGCTGGGGCTGGCGATGACGCTGTGGATGAAGGAGCAGCAGCCCCAGCTCCTGTGTTTGTTTCTGATGTTTGTGTTGGGCTCACATCAGATTGCGATTTTCCCATATGACCGAATGTGATCGAGCTACCAACCGTTTCTATTTTCAACGATTCGTAAGAAAAATTCACAGAATATTTCAATATTTCGTCAGTTTGTGTCCAATCCTGTTGAATCATTTCTATCCTATTTGGAATAGCACCAACTAATGTTATTCTTCGAGATTCTTTTGGTCCATTATCATCACCTTCTTCATCATAATGTTTTATTTCTATATCAGCTTTCACTGTATTATAATATGCAATTCTATTAGTAGAAAAATCAGATATTTGATCTAACCATTCTTCAAAATAATTTTTATCTCTAAAATCTTTCATTGCAATGAAAGTTACCATAACTTCATCATTAGCTCTACCAACAGGCAATTTAACCTCTGGTTGTCCGCCATACAATTTGTAATTTTTTGTTAGTATTTGAATTCCTGGCACATTCAAAGATTCACATCGATAAGACAATTCCTTGCCAATTCCTTGCCCTCTTTTTATCAAGATATCGAATCTATTTTGATGTGAAAATCCGAATTTTTCTAAACTTGTTTTAAAATCTGAAAGTGATCTCATATATCTTTAATTATTTATCATAAATAGAATTATGGCATATTCAGGAAGATTCGCACCTAAATCACCACACAAATACAAAGGAGATGTTACAAATATTATTTGGAGATCTACTTGGGAATTGAGATTCCTCAAATATTTGGATACTAATCCAGCAATATTAGAATATGGATCTGAGGAAGTTGTTGTTCCTTATATTTCTCCTGTAGATGGAAAAAGACACAGATATTTCGTAGATTTCTACTTTAAAGTTAAAACTAAAGAAGGATTAACAAAGAAATATCTTGTGGAAGTTAAGCCATATTCTCAAACAATAGAACCAAAAAGACCTAAAAGAATTACAGAATCTTATATGTCAAGTGTTTACACTTATTTGGTTAATCAAGCAAAATGGAAATCTGCCAAAGAATTCGCTAAGAATAGTGGGATGGAATTTATTGTATTGACAGAGAAGGAATTATTTAATAAATAAGAATATATGGCATTAAAAGAAAAATATATATTTCCTTTAGATTTAGATGCTAGGGATTCTAGATATGGTGATACAGGTGTTTGTATCAATATGTACACATCACTAACTAGATCGAAAAATGATCTAACCAATGACATAAAAGATGTTAATGGTACAGTCATAAACAAATATTCAGAAGCAACTGCAGGAAGATCTGATGTTTTCGCAAGTTTTCCACTTCCATTTAATAATAGAGAATTGAATAGAGGATTATATAAATTAGAACATCAAATATTTCTACCAGTTCCATTAAATCTACAAACTGATTATAAGATGAAATATTCGGATGAAAGTTTTTTGAAAACATATCAGGAATTAGGAGGATCTTTAGCTGGATTGATTGGGACTGTTGGTGGAGCAATAGCAACTAGAGGTGCTGGTGCTGCAGCAAAAGCTGGTGGTGTGGCCGCTGGCGCCAATGTAGGTGCAATTGTCACTACATTGTTTAATAGTGCTGGTGGAATATTAGGACAAGCTTCAAAAGCTGGTGCGTTTTCACAAGGCTTAGCTCTGAATCCTCATCAAGAATATTATTTCAATAAAGTCGAATTTAGAAAATTCAAATTAGAATATAATCTGATGGCTAAGAGTGTAGATGAGTCTAATGACATAAAAGATATCATAGATATCTTAAAAATTGGAATGCATCCTGGTATTTATGGAACAAGCTTGCTATTCACATATCCATCAGAATTCGAATTGCTCCTCTATAGGAAAGACAAAGATCCAGAAAAAAGATTGAATAGATATCTATTTAAAACTAAAAGATGTGTGCTGGAACAATTGAGTGTTAAATATAATGGTTCAGATTCATTCGTCACTTTTAAGGATACGAATGCACCTGTAGATATCCAAATTTCATTAGATTTCTCAGAAATAGATATTATTGTCAGAGAAGATATTGAGAAGATGATTGAAGAGGAAAGACAAACATATTAATATGTCATATTTTTCTAAATTTTCATACGTTCTGTATCCAAATTTTCTAGATAATACTGGAAATATCGATTTAATATTGAAAGACATCACAATCAGAATAGTTAGAAAAGAATCACTGATTGA